ATGAAATTAAAGGGGATCTTGGCCGCGGCATTATTCACTGTATTGATTGGTTGCGGCGGCGCTTCAAGTTTCAAGCCAGACACATTTTCGGATAAAGACATGTGCATTGTGAAAGTTGATAATGAAAAAGCGAAGGTTTGCTACGGAATGAGTCGATCGGAGGTAGAAAAAATTCTAGGCAACGGTAGGGAGGGAAATTTACATATATATACCGAGTACGATGTTGGGGTTAATCTAATGTATAGAGATGACATAGCTAGAGGTGTAATGCTCAACGAAGAATCGGAAGGCATTTATAAAACAGCCCGGGGAGTAAAAGTTGGCCAAACGAAAGATGATGTTAAATCATTGCATGGAAGTAAGTATGCAATTGATCTCGCTGAAAACAGTATGGAATATTACTATGACAATAAAGATAACAAATTTTTAGGTGTTGTCTCGCTAGAAGACAAGACGCCTGAATCATTAGTGAATACTTCTGTTTTAACTGTTTGGGTTGAGGATGGCAAGATCGCACGAGTCTGGCTTGCTGATCGTAAAATGCTTGTTCAATTTAACTAGCGGATTAGAGTGAGGAGCATAGGAGAAATCATTCCTGAGGCTCCTTTTTATTATTTTTAATGGAGGCGCTTCAAGTAAGATCGCGTGTAAAGAAGGTGTAGACAAATCTGGCATCAATCATTTTCGTACATATTTCTGTCACAAGAGAAGAACAAAAAAATCTCCAAAATCCTTAATGCATAAGGAGTTTCAGAGATTAATATTCATCGTATATATCTTTAATAACTAAATGGCGTCCCAGGAGGACGCAAATACTATGCCTTGAACCGTTGGTATTACTGGTTTTTTTGAAACCATGTGTAGAATTTGTGTAGAAAAAAATTAAGAAGCATTTTTATTGAACATAGATTCCATTGTGCTGATTGTACTTTCCTCATCTTCTTCCCTTAGCTCTTTAACGATGTGAGCATAGTGCTCCAAGGTGGTATCAATACTTGCATGCCCCAAACGCTCGCTCACATAGTAAATTGATACCTTTTTATAAAGCAAGATGCTGGCGTGAGTATGCCGCAGGCCGTGTACAGTGATGGGATCTATGTCTAATTTTTTTAATGCGAGAGATAATGCTTTATTGACAGCGTTATTGGATATTACTTTATACTTGGATGATGGACTGTAAAAAACTAGACCAATGGGATTTTCCGGGAAAGATTCAAACATTTTTTTAAATAGGCCCATGGTAAACTCATCCATTGTTATTATCCTTTTTGATTGATCATTTTTTGTATTACCAAAACCTTCGTGCATTTTATTCGTATAACCCCATGTTTTGTTTATGTCAATTTCATTATTTTCAAAATTAAAGTCTTCCCTCGTTAGTCCCACCATTTCTGCAAATCTCATTCCTGATGTAAGACCAAGGACGATCAAGTAATGCGATAACGTATTGAGGTCATCGACCAACCCTTCCAGCAGCATCTCACTCTCATCGTAATCAAGATGTTTTTCTTCTGGACGCTTTGAGGGTACTTTACCTGTTATAGTAACCCTCCGTGTAAAATCTACTTGTATAAGTCCCTCATCAATAGCATCTTTGACGCATGAACGTATATGACTGTTTAGTTTCCGCACCGTTGCTTTCGTTCTGTTTTCTCCGTATTTGTTCAAAAACGATTGATAAGTTCGTTTTGTTATGTCTTGTATATAAACTCCTTCAAACTCCTCTTTGATCGACTCGAGCGTGTTATTGTAACGGGCCTTTGTGTTCTTCCCAATATTAGGCTTATAAATAAGTAACCAATCTTCAAAATACTCGTCAAATGGAACCTTCGCATTAATAAGTTCCGGATTTATTTGTCTTCTTAATTTTGCTTCTACTGCCGCAGCGGCAACTTCAGCCTCTTTTTTTCTTAAAAATCCGCCCTGACGAATTGGGTCATACTTACCATTAACCATACGGCTAATACAGTACTGCCATGTTTTACCTCGCTTTTGAAAACTTGCCATGATGTTTCATCCTTCCGTTGGGACATAATGAATTAAAAAAAGGGTGATATATATGGAAATTCAATTGATTAAAATCGAAAACAGAAAAATAGTCATTCAAACATCCGAAGGTGAATTAAGAGGCAGTCTTATGAATCAATTAGAAATAATTCTCGGCCCATTGGGCTTCGTCAAAGCGGATCAAAGCAACTTAGTAAATATTAGTCAAATATCAAAGTTGGAAAAAGATGTTCTTATATTCAAGGATAGCGACAACACTTTTCAAATACCAAGAAGGAATGTAAGTAAACTGAAAGATATATTCGACAAAATTCAACAGGATGAATAGAATTCAACCAAATACGTCACATATTTGGTTGAATTACTCGTCAAAATTCGACAGCAAAATATGACAAAAGATGTTACAATTTATATTGATTAATTAGATTATTTTAATTTATTTGACTCATAGGGCAAAAAATCGAGCCGGGAGACGCCAAAGCGTCAACACAGCCAGCCTGTTATTCGATCCAATGATGCAAATCATCAGTCTTGCATCGAAGGATTGTAGCAGCTTGCTTTGCTCGTTCGAGGGAAAAATGGCGTTCGCCACTGATAACCCTTGAAACGAAGGAATTGGATACTTTTAATTGTTTGGCGAAATCCTTTTGTTTCATACCGATCCGATGCAAGTGCTCTAATAGGCGGCTGCTCCCGATTCGAGGGAGAGCCATATAAACCCCTAACTTATTTTATTTTTGAACAATATCATCGCAAAGCTTGAATGCGAACATGCATTCGCGTTATACTAAAAAAATAAATCAATTTGTTAATATTGTCAATCATGACTTTACTTTTCATCCCTTGTTACCGCTTATAACCTACACTTCCTCATAAAATACATAAAAGGCGGGTGTTTCACATTGAATAAAATTACAGAGACTGAACTGACAAAAATAATCAAAGAATCATCAACTGAGCAATTAGTAGAAATTTTATCTTCGTCTGATGAACTTGTTTCACTACTTTTTGGGCATATTCCTGATTAGTTCATATAAGTTATTTTGAACATCATCAGGCAACTTACGAAATTCTTTAAGGAATTGAACTGTAAATAACTCCCTCTCTGAACTACCAGGTTCTCCAGAATGCTCGATTATAGATGTGATCATTTCTTCACTGGAATGGTCTCTTTTTTCTGTCCCCCCCGTGGTCAACCAGTCAACACTCACATTGTATAAATCAGCCAAATTAGCAAGTGTTGTGGTATCCGGATCACGGTAGTTCCTTTCATATCCAGATAATGTCCCGTTTGAAATGCCTAATATTTTTGCGACTTTCATTTGAGTAAGGCGTTTATTTTCTCTGGCTTTTTTTAGTCTAACTCCCAAACTGCTCATTAAACACCTTCCTCCTTTCTAATTGTTTAGTATATCAAAATTAAGCGTTATGATTAATAAAGTAAGCGATTAGCTAAATATTCTATTGACTAAGCGATACGCTTAGTGTATATTTAATTCATAAAGTAAGCGTTTCGCTTATATTGGAGGTGAAAGAATTGAATGCAGTCATTCTTAAAATTGAAGAAATTAGACAACGTAAAGGCATTACTAAAACTCATATAGCAACATCCTGCGGGAGATCAGTGCCTTGGTACTCCGATATTGTCAAAGGTAGAAGAAGAGTATACCTTGAAGACATTTCTGCGATCGCAGATTCTTTAGGATTAGAAGTAAGCTTTTCTTTTTCTCATAAAGTAAGCGATACGCTTAGTTCAGTGATTGTTAGTTAGACTTTTTAGAAAAACAAAATATGAGGGTGATGAGATGGAACAAAAACTCAATGTTCAGATTACTATCCCCATCCCACCAGACACTATTCTGATTAGTAAGGTCGAATTGGCCGAACTGAAAAAGAATGAACTTCTCGGAAGTTACTGGACGATGAGTGATCTCGAGAAACGGATAAATAAGAAACAAGCTTGGATTAAAGAAAATATTCTTTACCCACAAAATTTCAAAAAGATTCTGGATGTCGATCAAGGTGGCTTTGTCTATTATCCAAAGGTACAAGGACAAACTTGGAGCTTTCATGCTGCAAAGATGGCTGAGTTTTTGGATAAAAGATTCGATCAAATTTTTAGCAAAAAAAGAGCCGCCGTCTAAATGATCGGCGGCACCAGGGAACGGTATAACTCAATAATACAGCGTCGGCTTCTCCGTCACTATTCCGATACTGCATAAAAGGGGGTGAGAAATTGAAATACGGCGCGATTTTGGAAGCGTGCCGGGAAAAAGCAGGACTTACACAGGAAAAAATGGCAGAGCTGCTGCACCGGACGCAAAGCTGCATAAGTCGGTTGGAGTCAAACAAAAAAACGCTTGATCTCCAGACGGCTGTTAAATGGGGCGAGGTAACAAACGCCCGAGAAGCTATCGTCGCATTGCTTTACGGCATGGACGGGGTTTCCATCATTACGAATATATTGCCATTCATAGGAGGCTGAATAAGTGGATAGAGAGCAAATGGTAAGGGACGCGCGATTATGCGCGCAGGCGGCTTCGCACAACCTGCGATTGCTTCGGAAATACCCGGATAAGATCCTGCCGGGCGAAAAGGTTCACGTTGAGGGGCAACTCCTGCAGTTGATCGCATTTGAAAAGTGGGAACGCAAAAATGCCCGGCGGGCAGGCCGGACATCGTTGAAACAAAAGCTTTTGAAATTGATTGCCTCCATCTTATCACGTAAGGAGGCAGATGCCAAGTGCTGAGCAGCAGAAAGGCGCAATTAATTGCGGAGCAGGTTTTGCTTGCAGCCAAGCTTGCCGAGATGCATCGGCGGCTGGACAGGCTGATGACTCGCAATTCCGGTAATAGAGAGGAGAAATGTGAATGAATCAGGGACAGGAAGTTAATCTGTACGATAAAGCGATTTATTACAAGGGTAGGGTATGGACTATTTATGCTTTGACAGGGAATCATGATGGCGTATTCGCGTACCAAGGTTTAAAACCCTACGAAACATTCAAATATAAATCTTACCGATCTGACCGCAACATCTCTTACTTGAAGATGGATGAAGCGTTGGAATGCATTATTGAAGGTGACCGCATTAATGAATGTGTTAAAAATGAACAAATAGCTCAAGCAAAGAAGCTTAATAAAAAAATGGCAGTCGAATTCTTTTCCGATCTCACGGGGCATGCCAGAACGAAAATTAATAGCGAAATTAAGGAAAGCGGTAATGGTTTTACAATTGTTTTAGGGCTGGTTCGTTTTAACCTCTGGAAATCAGATGGAAGGCTTCATTTACATCATAATATGCATGCACATACGACAGGCACTGTTTTTGATTTTGTGACTTGGAAACATGATAGTTTGTATGAGGATGCGGAAAAAAATGAATTTAAGAAAGAGATCATAGACGAGTACAAGGACAATCATAATTGCTCTTGTGATCGAAAGGAGAGGAAGTTGTGAAGAACGGAAAGCGCCCAACGCGCCGCCAGAAGCTGGCGATTAAGGCGATCAACCTTAATCCGGCCAACTGGTTGGTGTATAAGACAGACGACCAGCGGCTGCACATTGTCCATCGTCTGACCAACACAACAAGGAGCATTCCCGTTTGCGGATAGTCCTCAAGGGCGATATCGTCCGCACCAAGTCCGGCATGACGGGGGAGATCGTAGAGGTTTGGGGGATCGCTCGTACCTTCTTCCGGTTTAGGCCGGAGGAGGGAAAGAGTGTCCCGATAATGGAGAAAGACATTTCAGAAATTGTAGAACGCCCGGTAAAACGAAGCAAGTCAAGGGCTGCGCGTTAGTGCGCGGCCCCCAAGATCGGCAATGTCTCAGGACATCAAACTTTTTGGTGCCCTGAGATGCAGCTGATGCATCAGTACATACGAGGGGAGGGAATAAGATGCCAGAGAAAAACCCACAGTTGGAAAACAACTACAAGTATCACGCGCCAAAGGTAGGACAGCCAGAGAAGTATGAGCAGTTGCGCACCAAGGCAAAAGAACTTGCATATCTAATTGATGAACTTTGCCCACATAGCCGTGAACGCTCCAGCGCACACACAAACTTGGAACAAGCCATGTTCTGGGCCAACGCTTCAATTGCTCGCAACGAGTAGTTAACACTTCATTCCCAATAGGAGGGAGGTGAACATTATGCCAATCAGTATTGATAGCCTTGCTGGCGGCGGAGCAAGCGAGCGGATTGAGCGTGAAATGAAGAAGATCGCTGAAAACGTGCTCGATCCGAATACGAACGCAACGGCGACCAGGAAGCTCGTGATCGAAATTACCATCAAGCCAAATGAAGGAAGGCAGATGGGTAATGCAGATATATCAGTAAAATCTTCACTTGCTCCAGCAAAGGGATTGCCGTCTGCATTCGTCTTTGACTACGACCGCGAGGGTAAAGCAGTGGTTAAGGAATTTGCTCCTGCAGGCGCTGACCCTAACCAATTGCAGCATAACAGCGATGGTGATGTAACGGACGGAGTTGGGACGCCCGTCAACAAAAAAGTCGTAAACGGCGTGTTCCGCTAATTAACTTTGGGAGGGAATTTCATTGATTAAAGAAGCAATTGAAAAAATTCTCGGTTTGGCTGAGATCCAAACGACGAAGATTGGTGAACAAGTCTATACAAGCAGCCAACTATCAAGGGTGACTGCTTCGCTGACAGACACACTTAAAGTTCGTAACTTGTCTGGAATTATCGATTACCTGAAAAATGATTTTGATAAACATCTGCCGGTTATCATTCATGTCGAGTCCCCTACAAAGGTGAATGTCTTGACTGGATTCAATCGCGACCTTAGCCGCTCTGAATTGGTCGTTGCAACTGCCATTCTGCCAGAAATCCGATTTGGCGGCTACTACGACATTGAAAGTTTCAATATTTTGTTACAGAGCTGTTTTGTGTCAACAGAGATCAGAGAGAGCATCCTTCGGATCGTTGGCAATGTACGTGATGAGAATGTAACGACTTTCGGTGACGATGGTGTGAGCCAGCAAGTAACGGCCAAAACAGGCGTCGCTACAGTCGAGGCTGTAAAACTGCCGAATCCAGTATGGCTCAAGCCATTCCGGACATTTGTTGAAATCGAGCAGCCAGAGAGTGCGTTTGTATTCCGTATGAAGGACGGCCCATCTGCAGCCCTATTCGAAGCTGACGGCGGTGCTTGGAAGATTATTGCCATCAGAGATATCAAATCTTATTTGGATAATGCACTTGCTGAGCGAGTGCAAGCAGGTGAAGTTGTAATCGTCGGCTAGTCACTTTACACAATATGTAGTTGCTAGGGCCGCACCGTTCCGTTCGCCTACGGACTGCGGCCCAATAATAAGGAGGAATGAGGATGTTGCAAGAAGCCCTGCAGAAGTTGCAGAAGGAAGTGGCTGACAGCCCAAAGGATGAATATGTCCGTATGCTGGGTGCTGAGTTGATTAACTACGTGCGCGCAAACCCGGACAAAGCTCCGTTGTTTGTAGCCCAAGGAAAGTCAATTCAGGGAAGCCTCGCTGCAATGCGAAAAGCAGTCGAAAAGAAGAAGCAAGGCAACATGGCCGTAGTGACACCGGACGAGGGGAAGTCCATTGTACTGGAGTATTACGGCATTCAGACGGCCAAGGCCGAGCCGGAACCGGTTGCTGTCGGGTTTAGCGTGGATATAGACGATCTGTTATGAGGAGGCCAGTATGAGCGAATTTAAAGAGTTCTCTGCCCATTTTCCTGAGAAGATAAGCAAATCTCTTTGTAAGTTTGTAAATGAAACGGTGTTCAAAGACAGCCGTTATCTATTCTTCAAGACTGTTCTTGGCTTGCAATATGCTCATTGTACGCATTGCAATCAGCGTCACCGCTCGGAGATTAAGTTAAAGCATAAGCAAAAAGAAAGTGTGAGGTGTCCAAACTGCGGTTCGAATTGCCAAGTGCGGGCGGCTGGAGTGAGTAGAAAGTATATGCAAGATACTGCTGTTGTGATTTGGTATGAGAAGTCGGTTATCAATAGCAAAGCTGTTACGGCAAGGATTGTTCATGTAACCCGTGACTATAGCGGCAGTTATGAGAACGTAGAAACCGGGCATTATTGTTCTCACAGATATCTTTTCGAACCAGGAAAGACTCAGCACTGGGACGGATTCACTAAGCGTAAGAGTGTTTTTTCAGCATTTGACAGGCTGTACGGAAAAAAGTTCGTTTCACATGCCAATATTCGACAAGCCGTTAAAGGGACTATGTTTCAATACAGCACTTGGGATCAGTTCACCAAATACGATAATCGTGGATATGTTTCTGATATGGTAGATTTTTTTGATCTGGCTGCAAGGTTTCCGTGTGTCGAGTATTTATCCAAGCTAGGATTTAAGAAATGCATTTGGGAGAGACTTTACGGGAACCCGACAGGACCTATCATTAATTGGCGTGGAAAAACGATTGAAAAAGTTCTTAGAATCGACAAACGAGCTATTAGAGATATTCAGACTACTGGCCTGGAATGGGGGGTAAAACAACTCAGTTATTTTCAAAATAAGTTGAAGAACGGAAAGCAAATAAGCGCCTATGATGCCTTCCTATTATCCCAAATAGATCATGAACGCTTTACTACAACCTTTCAAAATGTGATGAAATACGCTTCGAAGGAAGAAATCTGGAATTACCTACTAAAACAGTTTAAAAGGAATCACTGGGATGAAATCGCAGATACAATGCGGGACTGGCGTGATTACTTAGGACAGTGCAAGGAGTTGGGAATGAGATTGAGTGAGGATCGCTATTTGTTCCCAAATGATCTTCATGCTGCCCACCAAAGGATGACGGGACGCATCAAGTACAAGAAAAGTGAGGCGCTAGAGAAACAGTTGCAAGAACGGTTAGCAAACGAAGAACCTCGTTGCTATGAAAATTCAAGAATTATTATTCGTCCGATCAGCTCTATATCTGAACTGTTTCAGGAAGGGGAGAAGCTTAATCATTGTGTGGGCGGTTATGCCAAACGATTCTCGAAAGGGGAAACAGAACTTTTTGCGGTGAGAAGGAAGGCAGCACCAGAACAGCCTTATTACACACTCCAAGTTACAAGTAACAAGTTTGTACAGTGTCGAGGATTAAAGAATTGCTCGATGACAAAGCAAGTCCAAGATGCGGTGAACATGTTTATGAAAATCATTGAGATCAAGAAAAAGCCAAAATCCGTTACTGCAATAAAAAACCAAACCATTAGACAGGAGGCCGTTGTATGACAAAAGTAAAAAAAGCTGCTGCAATCGTGCCAGTATATGAGACAACCGTTTCAAATCGCACTCCAGATGTAATTGCATCGGAGATCCGCTTCATTGATTCTCAGGCCCGACAGTACGTGCTGCAGAGTGCAATCGAGATCGGTAACAAGCTTACTGAGGCAAAGGCACTCGTTTCACATGGCGAGTGGGGAACGTGGTTAAAAGAGCATGTCAATTATAGTCAGTCATCGGCCAACAACTTTATGAAAGTGGCTTCTGAATATCAAAATTCCCAAGCGCTTGCTAATTTGAGCTACAGCCAAGCAGTTGCCCTTCTCTCCCTACCGGCAGAAGAGAGAGAAACGTTTGTCGAGGAGAATAACGCTGCTGAAATGTCCAGCAGGGAGCTGGCGGCAGCGGTCAAGGAGAATCAAGAGCTGGCCAAGCAACTGGCGGAAGAACAGAAGCAACAGGCTGATCAGAAAGCTCAGTTTGATGCCTGGGCAGCTCAGCAAGCCATGGAGCAAAAAGAGCTGCAGGCCCGATATGACCTTGCGCAAGAACTTCGCCACCAGACGGATCAGCAACTGACGGACCTGCAGTCTGAGCTGGATAAGGCAAAGGCAGGCGGCGATGACAAGGCAGCTTCTAAGGCTAGGGCTGAGTTGAGAAAGGTCGAAAAGGCCAAGCAGGCGCAGGAAACAAAGGTTGCCGAGTTGCAGGAGGCACTTAAAGCCCAGCAGGCTGAGGCAGAGAAGGCAGCCGTCGAAATGGTCCAGAAACGTGTGCAGGAGCTGCAGGAAGAGGTCAGAGAGCGCGAGAGCGCTTTGCAAGCTCAATTGGACAAGGCAACCCAGCAGCTCCAGCGGAGCAACAACGAGTCTTTTCTTCGCGGCAAGGTGTATCTACAACAAATCGTTTCCAATGGCGACGGTGTAGTTAAAGCCATTGCCGAGATTAACGACAAAGCCGAGCAAGACAAGCTGACCCAAGCTACTGTAACGCTTTTAACAAAGCTCCTTGATCAGCTCCAGCCATCCCAGAAGGAAAAGGCGAAGTAACGGACAATGTTTTTCTTCTTCTTTTTTGAGATCGAAGAAATCCAGCCGGGAACCGTCTGCAGAGTTAAGGAAGGTGTATGGCGACGAACACCAGGGTTACTGGTTGTCGTTGAGAATAAAGCAGGGGAAAACTCCTATTGGGCTTATGAGAACCGGCCTGTACGCCACAGGATAAACCGAAAAGGCGATAGGGTGCTGGATTTTGATCCTGCTTGCTGTCAAACCATATACAGCCATGATGATCTTGAAGTGACGAACGAGATCCCTTTGCAAGTTGATGGCTGGGGAGCTGAATACAGGTGGAAACGCCTGAGATAGATAATAGGAGGGTGACAGGGAATGAAGGCGATAACGATACACCAGCCACATGCGACATTAGCGGCGCTCGGGTTAAAGGGATTTGAAACTCGCAGCTGGGCGACAAAGTACCGAGGGCCGCTAGCGATACATGCTGGCAAGCAGATTGACCGTGAAGCCTGTGAGCGCGAGCCTATTAAATCGGCGCTGGCAGAGTACGGATACACTGCTGACAACCTGCCGACTGGAGCGATTATTGCGACCGCCGAGTTGTCGGATTGTCTGAAATCGATAGACACCTGGACGGATGGCTATGAACTGGAAGGTCGCCGGTTGGTTTACTCCCCTGAATATGAATTTGGGGATTTCACTCCAGGCCGCTATGCATGGGAACTGACAGACGTACAGCAGCTACCGGATACGATCCCGGCCAAGGGGCAGCAGCGTATCTGGAATTGGGATGGAAGGGAGTGAGAGCAATGGGATGGCCCTGTTATAACAAAGATGGTATTTCCTACACAAGGTGTGGTAACTGCAGCGAAGAAACCAATGCTCATGAAACGCGTTGGTTTGAAGATAAGCTTTTTTGCCTCCCATGTCATGAATCAACTGTGAATCCATTAATTGAGGAATTTACAAAAGGATATGAAAGTGGAGAATGTGACTGGAATGACGAAATCAAATGTCCCTACTGCGGTCATGACAATGAACCAGCGGATGCTTTTGATGGCGGCGAGCCGAAGGAATGGCAATGTAAAAAATGCGGCCTTGAATTCGATGTAGAAGTTGAATACTCATATACCTTCCAAACCATAAGAAGGGAAGGTCCAGAAAGATGAAGCAAGCTGAATGGAAGCAAGAACTGATCTGGGTAGCGCGTGACGATCAGGGGGCTATTATTCGTGCGTCCGATCAATCGCCGGAGGAACTGCTGCAAGAAGCTGAGCGGCTGAGACTAATTGCTAAAGGAGTGGAGTAACGTTATGAAAGAATGCTCTCATTGCAAATCAGACGAAGGATACTATGAAAAATATACAGCCAGTGGGGAAACTGTCTTTTACCACAACTTCGATGGAAGCGAAGCAGACAATGGAGAAATGCATGAGGGTTTGACTTATAAGCTAAGAAGCAAGTTTGCATTTTGCCGAAATTGCGAAAAAAAACTGTTTAGATTAGATAAGGATGGAAATCATGCCTAACGCACAAGGCCGTTACACCAAAGCGGAGGTTGTCGCATCTGGCCTGCCGTATTACATTCCAGCCAGCAAGCGCTGGACCAGTAAGCCATATCGTTTTGCAGTGCTGCTGCCCGAATCAAGGTGTGACAGATTCCGGGTACCAATTACCCGGAATCGGGAAAAGCCATCGGCGTTCCTTTACTCCGCTTCAGCTGGCACAGGAACAAACGATAAGCGGCATCGTTATATTCCATTATATGATCGCACAGACGCTATGCAGGCCGTGGCTGATGCCCGGCTATACCCGCACGAAATCATGAAGGAGTGAGCAGCTTGAATTACATCCGAGAGGTACACGCGTTTTATAACGAGCTAGAGATAAACCCACTTTCCTCATCCGCTATTTCCCTGTGGTATGCCTTGTTGCATATCTGCAGCCGTCGCGGATCGAAAGATAAGTTTACCGTGCCCGTCGGAACGCTATCTCTAAAATCCGGATTGAGTGAGCGCAGCATTTCCAATGCTCGAAACGAATTAAAAACAAAAGGTTATCTGGATTTTCAATCAAGAGGAGGAAACAAAGCGGCAATCTATCGGTTAAATGCTTTGCAGGCAAATTTTGCCGACAGTGATTCCGACATGACTTCCGACAATCGTTCCGGTAATGATTCCGACATGACTTCCGTCAATCGTTCCGCATTAAAAGAACTTAAAAGCTTTAATAATTCTTCTTCTGCTTCTTCTGCTGCTGACGGGTATGAATCGTTTTATGCCGCCCACGAAAGAGTGTTTAAGTTTGGATGCAATCAATTCCAAGCGCAACAGCTTGCAGACTATATCGATCAGGATGGCATGGACGAGAAGGTTGTTGTACGAGCCATAGAGCGTGCTGCGACGGCCAGCAAGGGATATAATTTCCGGTTCATTTTAAAAATTGTGAATGACTATTTTAAAGCCGGAGCCTTAACACTGGAAGCTGCCGAAGCAATTGATGCGCAGTTTGACAATCCGCCAAGGGAGAGCAAACGGCCGAGTCGGCAAGATACCTTTTCGCTGCTTGATCAAATTGCTGGGGAGGTGTAGGCAATGGAAAAACGTGATGTGACGATGTTGTTCAAGCGCATCAAACGAGTTTACTCACTCTTTTACATTCCTGGTGCCGGACAAGAGGATGAGCTGCGCCAAATGATTGACGACTGGCTCAGATATTTGCGGGGCGTTCCTGTTGAGACAGTAAATAAAAATCTAGATAAGTATGTATCTAATCCAGACAACAAGCAGCCGCCGCACCCGGGAATTTTGGCAAGATCAACCGCTGATCGGTATCAGGAGTTCCTGCGCAATTCAGCAACACACTTTGCAGAGGACATGGCGGAGATGAACACCAAGGCAGTACCGCCTCCAGCGGGCTTGCTCGAAAGGGTGAAGAATAGTGTATCCGGAAAATGATTTTGGATTGCCATATAGCATCGAGTCCGAACAATCTGTTTTAGGAGCAATCCTGCTGGATCGTAAAGCCATTGACACCGCAATGGAGCACCTCCAGGGCGGAGAGTTTTATGATTCTCGCCATGGCATCATATACGAGATGATGTGTGAGATGCGCGAGGGCGGCGAAGTGATAGATCTGGTCACATTGACATCTAGCCTGCAAGGGTCGGGGAAGTTGCATGATATCGGAGGCATGGGCTACCTGGCCAGATTACAGCAAGGGGTACCGACAGCGGATAATGTGCTGCATTACATTGAGACAGTCAAAGAGCGATTTGTTCATCGCTCCGCGATCATTACCCTTCAATCGCTTGATCGGACGGCAAGGCAAGCAGAGAGCTCTAGCGAAGTCATCGCAGCGCTTCAAGAAGCTGCTTCTTCCCTTTCCGAGCAATCGACAGCTCCAAAGAGCATGCAGCCGCTGAGGGAACTACTAATGGCTTACTATGAAAATCTGGAGTACAGATACCATACAGGGCAAGGTGGGGTTACCGGCATCCCTTCCGGGTTTGCTGAACTGGATAAGCTAACAGCGGGGTTCCAAAAAAGTGATTTGATTATCATAGCGGCCCGGCCATCTGTCGGGAAGACCGCCTTCGCGCTCAACATTGCTCAGAATGTTGGTGTTCGGGCAAAGGAAACATTAGCATTGTTCAGCCTGGAGATGTCCAAAATGCAGCTTGTCGGTCGAATAATTAGCTCCGAGGGACTGGTGGATGCAGGTGCGCTGCGAACAGCAAGACTTGCGGCAAAGGATTGGGAAGATGTTGCTTCTTCGATTGGCATTCTATCTTCATCCAACATCTTTATTGATGATACGCCAGGAATCACGATAGGGGAGATTCGGGCGAAATGTAGGATGATGAAACGTGAGCAGGGGCTGGGCATGATCTTGATCGATTACCTGCAGCTCATCCGGTTGAGTGGCAAGCGGATGGAAAACCGGCAGCAGGAAGTAGCTGAAATCTCCCGGCAATTAAAGGAGCTGGCACGAGAGTTGGATGTTCCGGTTATTGCCTTATCTCAGCTCAGCCGCGGCGTGGAGCAACGACAGGACAAGCGTCCGGTGTTGTCCGATCTTAGAGAGTCAGGAAGTATCGAGCAGGATGCGGATATCGTAGGGTTTCTTCACAGGGAAGATTACTACGATAAAGAAACAGAGAAGAAAAATATAATAGAGATCATCATTGCAAAACAAAGAAATGGACCGGTAGGATCGGTGGAGCTGGCGTTCCTGAAAAACTTCAACAAGTTCGCTGAACTTGAAAGTTATCATTCTTAATAGGTTGATACGAAAGGACGGGGATGAGTATGCATGAGAGAGAAAAGGACACGTTGATTCGATATGTAAAAGGCGAATACATTTCGCATAGTGTGTTACGCAGCATTACAAAACGAATGATTGATTTAAGCAGTACAGGGGCACAGCAGCCGCCAGATGAAGTGAAAGAAAACATCGCTTCATGCAGGCAAGGGAACTCTGACACGGATGTTATGTCCATCGCAATTTCTTGCGATCATTATAAGGCCTATAGAGTGATGCAGGAGTTTGCTTCCGAAAATTTCGGAGTTTTCCTAAAGTACATGGCTGAAACTACGGAGGAAGAAAAATCTATAGGTGTTAATGTTCTCGCAGACCAATTAACATCTGAAATTAAGGAGCATGATCGATTAGTTGCAAGAGTCGCAATGCTGGAACAGTCTCTTGAAATGAGCGACGAAGTGAAAAAAGGATTGAGAAGACAGAATCGTTATTTAAAGAGGCGTATTGAGTTCGAGAAGGGAGAGAGCGGAGAATGAGCAAAGAAGTTGAATGCCCATACTGTGAGCATGAAAATGATCTGACAGAGTATCTTACAGATGTACGTGGGGATGAATTTGATCATGAATGCGAGTCTTGCGAAAGGGAATTCGAAATACACGTTGCTTACGAGCCTTCATTATGTTCAAGTGAAATTGTGTATGAAAATTGCCAATCATGCGGGGATAAAACGCGTGAGCCATACAAGAAAGGAAAAGTCTTTCCTTATCCAAAACATGTAGAACATGATGTAATTTGCAAATCTTGCTGGCTCAAGGCATACCGTGAAGAATTGGACAGTGAATTTGAAGCAAGGGAGGTTGAACATGCATAAAAGAGAGAAAGACGCCATTAAAGATGTTTTGAGGCGATATGCAGCAGGCGAGAACGTTGAGCATCAAGCATTACGCGTGATTGCTGGAAGAGCACTTGAATTGATCGAAAGTACAGAGGAGAAGTTGGCTGAAATCGAACAAGAGTATGACGAACTTTTCAGCCAACCAAGAATTGCATGGAAGGAATATCCGCTTAACCAGCCAGAAAGCCATAAGCTATACCTTGTATCAGAGGGTGTGTGCATCCGGTCGGCGCAACATGCAGCAAGTCCGCAAGGATACAAGTGGTTCCGCGAGGGCAGTTACAAGCCGGACGATCCAGTTAACGATATTGCGGTCACTCATTACGCGGAATTTAATCTTCCAGGTCAGGAATAAATATAAGCCCTATACATACGTTGGGGAACGGTGAAGGGCTATAACAAAAACCTATGATTACATTATATCATAGGGAGTGTTGATTGGCATGACGCAATTAGACTTGTTTCCTCGGGCAACGGCTGCTGACATTAAGCAAGCCAAGCGGCTCCTGTGCCGATATGCAAAATATACAGCCAATGTAAATGAGTTAGAAAGGCGCGGCGTATTGTCATTGAGTAGCAAGCAGCTCGATTCGTATCACTTTTATAAAAATACGGTTGACAACCTGGATAGCGCAGTTAGGACGATCATTGACAAAGAGATCCAAGAGATCGTAAAGTATCGCTATATGGACGGCCAATCATACACCGCAACAATCGCTCATTTTTCTTCAAAAATGGACGACCGAACTGTTGACCGTAAACTGAATAAAGGCATAGCAGCGGTAGCTGATACCTTGCTATGGCTGTAAAAAATGACGGTATTTTGACGGACATATGCCATAAAAAAAAAGACCAAACAAAGGTACAGTGATATTACAAAGAGCTTCTGGCTCAGGTAATGTCACTGTACCTTTATCATTGTGACACTCGGACGCGCTGAATGGTCTTGGTAACCTTAGCAGTATTGCGAGGGTGCGAGCCGAGTAACAAGGTAGACTTGTCCCTTGTTCAATGATTCGGATTTACCGGATTGTTGAAGAACGGACAATAGGAGGGAATTGAGGTGAAAAGGCGATTGAAAAGGCCGCCGCCTGTCGTGCAGCCAGAAAAATGTCGGAATTGCCCATGGGGCCGCTGGCAAGACACAGTGCAATATTGTTGCCGTGTGTACTGTGTGAAAACTTCGGCACAAAAGAAGCCCGGCAGTTAGCCAGGCAAGGAACACCGCGCATTACCTTATAAATGAGTTGATCAGCGCTGCAATGCTCATGATAAAAGCGGCAATTACCAGCCCATACGTAATCTTTGCTTTCATGCGATCAGCTCCTTTGTGCTATAATAAAGAAGAAAGAAGCGCCCCTTTGGATTTCATCTTGTTTGGAGAACCGCCTTCCGGCGGCTCCCCTTGCAATGTGTGTTATCTGCGGATGAAGGAGATGATGGAGATTGTCAGGCTAGCGAGTGCGATCACTAGCATGAGGTCAGTTCTCCAATCATATTTGCGCTTCTTCTTTCTTGTTCTTCTCAATGTTCCTCACCTCCTTATACTCTTATTATACAACGAAAAACGTTGAATGTCAACGAAAAACGTTGAATTATTTGAATGAATATGGTAATGTATTCATGAGGTGATTAGGATGCTGCGATTACGCATTGGTGAGCGGATAGAAGAATTAGGGTTGAACACAAGGCAGGTCAGTCAAATGGCTGGGGTAAGATGGAATACCGTCGATGACCTGGCTAAGAATAAGGCGAAGCATTGGTCGCCAGAAAACTTGGAAAAGATCATGAAGGTCTTGGATATCAAAAGTGTCGAAGATTTAATTGAATATAAGGACGAAGGCTCTGGAGAGTGATTCCAGGGCTTTTTCTATTTCTTGGAGGCATGGGCGATGTCTATAGAGGAGGGTTCTTGATATGGGAAGGATCAATAAAAATGAAGAAAAGGAATGCGTTTACCCATTAAACTCATTATGTGAATATGCAAGGGTGAGCGGGGAAGTCACATTCCTATCAGCGAAGGAAGCGGCAGAAGGTCTTCAAGGTTTTGTAATTAATGATAAGAAGCAATGTGATCACCAATATGAATACCTGCGATCAGATATCTCTTCATCATATAGATATCATTATGAACAACAAGATATTTTTTACTGTACCAAGTGTTTAGAATACAAATCCAAGATCGAAGCGCATGAGAAATTCCGAGAAGCTTCTAGGGCGCTGCTTGCTGCAATTGAGAAGGAACTTCGTATTTACCGTTTACTTAACTGGATCGATAACGCGGCTCGAGAAACAATGACATTTTGGTGGAACTATCGGCTGCGGCAATAGAAAATATTGATGACTGAAATGAATGGCGAGGTGGTGAGATGAAGTATGTAGAACCCATACGAGATCCTGAAATAATCAACGATATCAGAAATCGGCTATATGCAAAGGCAGACAAACGGGATTATATTCTTTTCCAATTGGGGGTAAACACCGGACTGCGAATATCTGATTTGTTGCAGCTAAGAGTGCATCATCTGAAAAAAAGAGTGATGCACATAACAGAGAAGAAGACGGGAAAACAAAAGCCGTTTGAGATGAACCCGAGCGTTAGACGGGAACTGCTTACCATGGTTAAAGACCGCGATGATTATGAGTTTCTTATTAAGAGTCGAGAGGGTGTCAACAAACCACTAACGCGGTCGATGACCTACAAGATACTTCGTAAAATAACGCTAATTTACAACTTGGATGGCGGCTTCGGGAATCACACGCTGAGGAAGACTTACGGCTATCACTTCTATTTAGAAACAAAAGACGTTGTCGCTCTGCAAAAGATTTTTAACCATTCTGATCCAAGCATAACGCTTCGATACATCGGGTATGCGCAGGATACGATCAACGCGATGACCAAACGTTTCAAGGTTTGAATTACCCGTGTAAGAGTCATGGCGAACTCATTTTCCTGATGCGGACCAAACCGTTGATGTGACAGGGTTTAGAAGATGCTGCCGAGTTCACCACAATATAAGATATGGTTAATCCGTGGATACTGTGGATAAGTGAAGAAGAAGAGCAGATTCAGTGTCGAAATCCAGCGCCAGCCCAGCGAAAAAAGGTACTTCCGGGGCATCGAAATGGGTACGGGTGCTAGCGACCCCGATTTTCGGCTAGATACAGATTTTTTTAGGTCATTTCGTTTCGAGTTGATTTCGACTCTTTTGAATATACAGTGTCATGCATTTTCATACAACAAACTGATTCCCTTGATAAACATGGGATTATTTGTGTTTTCGGTCATCATATTGACGGCGGGGAAAGGGGGTGGCAGGCAAACATGTCGAACGGCAAGAGCAAGGAAAGCGAAATGGTTTTGAACGCTACCCAGCTTTCCGAGATGCTGGATTTGACAACGCGTCGGGTGCAGCAGCTAGCAGAGGAAGGTTTGTTCCCGAAAGTCGGGCGCGGCAAATATTTGGCAATTGAATGCGTGAAAAATTACATTAACTTCCTACAGTCTAAAACGGGCGATGGCGATGTTAATCTGGACCTTGAGCGGGCCTTGCATGAACGGGTGAAGCGACAGAAGACGGAAATGCAGTTGGCTGTCATGAAAGGTGAAATGCACCGTTCCGAGGACGTCGAGTATGTTATGAATGATATGATCGCAGCCTTTCGGTCGCGGATTCTGTCACTCCCTTCCAAAGTCGCCCCCCGGTTGATCGGAAAGAAGGAGATTCCTGCCATATTGGAATTACTGACAACCGAAGTTCGTGAAGCGCTCTACGAACTGTCGGAGTATTCCGCGCCGGTGTTTTACCAGAGAAGTAAAGAATATGTCGACCTGGACGAAGACGATGAAGAAGCAGAAACGTAAACTCCAGCAGCTTTTTCAAAAGATCGCCAGTTTGATTGCACCGCCGCCACTTTGGACGGTTTCGCAGTGGGCCGATGAGCGCCGACGATTATCGTCGGAAGCCTCTGCTGAACCAGGGCAATGGCGAACTAATCGAGCTCCGTACCAACGGGCGATTATGGATGCCATCAATGACGTGGAGACGGTGACGATTGTTGTAATGTCCTCAGCCCAGATCGGGAAAACGGAATTCTTGCTGAACATCATCGGTTATTACATTGATTACGATCCGGCTCCGATTATGCTGGTACAGCCTACGTTGGACTTGGGACAAGCATTCTCCAAGGACCGACTTGCACCCATGCTACGGGATACACCGGCACTTCGTGGGAAAGTGAAGGATGTTAAGAGTAAAGATTCAGGAAATACGCTACTTCATAAAACTTTTCCGGGCGGTCATATTACGATTGCTGGAGCTAACTCGCCGGCTTCCCTCGCCAGTCGCCCCATACGAATTGTGCTGCTGGATGAAGTGGATCGTTACCCGGTATCTGCAGGGACAGAGGGTGACCCTGTTTCCCTTGTCAGCCGCCGCTCAGAAACATTCTGGAATCGAAAACGCGTTCTTGTTTCCACGCCTACGATTAAGGGGACATCACGTATAGAGTTTGCTTATAACGACAGTACGATGGAACAGTGGTGTCTCCCATGTCCAAGTTGCCACAGTAAGCAGCCTCTGAAATGGGAACAGTTACATTTTGATACGGTTCAAATGTCCTGTAAAGATTGTGGGGCACTGCATGACGAGCATGAGTGGAAATCCGGTGAAGGGGAATGGATCGCTAGAAAGAAAAGCGCTTTGAGAGGCTTCCATTTAAATGCAATGGCCAGCCCTTGGAAAAAGTGGTCTGAAATCATTAGCGATTTCAAAGAAGCGAAGCGCGGCGGGCCGGAGATGCTGAAAACCTTCATCAATACCATCTTAGGTGAAACATGGGAAGAAGAAGGCGAACAGCTTGAAGAAGAAGAGCTGATGAAGCGGGCAGAGGAATACGAGGCTGATGTGCCCGATGCCGTAAAAATTTTGACCGCAGCCGTCGACGTACAGGATGACCGCTTTGAAATCGAGGTTGTCGGTTGGGGAGCAGGCAAAGAGTCCTGGGGCATTTCCTATCATAAAATTTTTGGCGACCTTCGCCAGCCGCAGATATGGCAGGACTTGGATCAATTCCTGTTGCGTACATGGGAGAGCGCGGCGGGCGCTCGCTTTTCAGTGGCCAGCTGCTGCATTGACTCCGGCGGTCACTATACAACGGAAGTCTATCGCTTTTGCGCACCGCGGGAAACCCGTCGTATCTTTGCGATTAAGGGGCAAGGGGCGCAAAACGGCGAATATGTGCCTTTGATCAACGGCCACTCTCGTACGCCGCGGGAAAAAGCTGTGCTGTTTAAAATCGGGGTGGATGAGGGCAAGGGGAAAATATTTAGCAGTTTGAAAATCACGGAGCCAAGCCCCGGTTATTGTCATTTCCCGAAGGACCGCGGTTACAGTTTGGAATACTTCAAGGGACTGACAGCGGAAAAGCAGCAGACGAAATATCGTTCCGGGGTGGCTTATAAGGTCTGGAAGAAGATTAGGGACCGAAATGAGCCACTTGACTTGCGAGTGTACAACACGGCAGCATTGGAAATCCTGAATCCGCAATTAGATAATCCACCCCCAACTGCTCCAAAGCCTGCAGCAAGCAAGCCTGCGGCGAAAAGGCGGTTTGTTAAAAAATCGAACATCTGGTAGGTGATTATATGCGGTGCGATCCGCGCAATTTGAAGAAGTGGAAAGATGAATTAAGTGTTGTGCTGCAGCGTTTGGACGCTTACTACAAGGCGGAGGAAGCTGTGCTTGCCTCGCAAGAGTATCGCATCGGCACACGTAGCCTGAAGCGGGCGGATCTGAATGCAATCCAAGAGGAAATTCGCCGCTTGAATGATCGTAAGGACGAACTGGAAAATTCCATTGCAACATGCGGCAATCCGAATCAGCGGAAGGCGTATCGTATAATTCCGCGCGATTTGTAAATGCAGCCGCCAAGGACCTCAATAAATTAAGGAGTGATACCTATCATTTACAACTTAGATTGCATAACAGGGGCACAACAGTTTATTGCAGATGCAACAGTCGATTTAGTTATCGCTGACCCACCATACAACCTTGGCTTTGGCGGCACGAGTCATACAAAAACAAAAAGACCACGGTTCGACATCATAGCGAATGATCAACTATCGCAGCGGAATTACCAGCGGTTTACGTTCCAATGGTTGCGACAGGCGCACCGGATATTGAAGCCTGGCCGTCACATTTATGTGTGCATTGATTGGCGCATGTATCCTTACATGGCCCTTTGGATGAGACGTGTCGGTTTCATTGTTAAAAACTGTATCGTTTGGAACAAAGTAAACATGGGCATGGGCTGGCAGTATCGCTTTCAGCATGAATTTATCATCTTTGCGGTAAAAGGGGAGAAATCGCGCCGAATTAGTACGAGGTCAGCGACCGACATCTGGTCAATTCCGCGCATCTCTGGAAACAAGACCATTCACCCGACGGAGAAGCCGCTAGAAGTGATGGAAAAAATGGTGCTGAACAGCAGCGAGCCGGGGGAATGGGTCGTTGACTTCTTTTCGGGTTCGGCTCCAGCCGGAGAGGCTGTGATCCGTAACGATAGAAAATTGACCGCTTTTGAAATCGACCCTCATTGGTATGAGGTGTCCAAAGAACGAATCGATTCGCTCAGGAGGTGAGACTTTTTGAATCTTATAGACCGCGCCATCGCGTGGGCCGCGCCGTCTTTTGGACTTAAACGGGAGGTAGCAAGAGCCAAATTAAGTATGTTCCGGTCAGTTACGAACAGCGGGTACAGCCAGAGCGGCGCGAGTCGCCGCAAGAAATCCATGCAGGGCTGGGTAAGCGATAGTCGCAGTCCTCAGGAAGACGTTGGAAATAACCTTAACCTACTACGGGAAAGGTCACGGGATTTGTACATGAGTGGCGGGATCGCCGCTGCAGCAATTAACAAAAACAAATCCAATGTGCTTGGTAGTGGGCTGACGCTCAAATGCCAGCTTAATCATCGGATGCTCGGACTGACCCCGGAGCAGGCAAAGGAATGGGAAGACAAGACGGAGTTCGAATTCCGTCTTTGGGCAGAATCAAAGATTGATCATACCGGCCTGAACGATTTTTATGACTCCCAACGCATCGCGCTCGCAGGATGGCTGCTGAACGGCGACTCCTGCGCCGTGGTCAAGTATGCAGACGCGGAGATGCTGAATCCATATCGGCTTCGTCTGCATCTGGTGGAGGCGGACCGACTTTGCAATCCGGAACGATTCAGCAATTCTTCTTCATTTGTCACAGCTTTTGGCGACTCTGTCGGCGCAAATAGCTATATGGCTCTTAGCTCCGGCGGCGCCATACACAATGGCGTTGAAACAGATGAGAGCGGCAAGGTTATTGCATTCTGGCTCAGTAACCGGCATCCGAATTCCATGCTACCTTCGCCGAAGCCTTTAGATTGGGCGCGTGTGGATGCAACCAATCCCGTTACAGGGCTGCCAAACTGTGTCTTCATTGTTGATCCAGATCGACCGGAACAGTATCGGGGGGTGCCGTATTTGTCTCCCGTCATTGAGCAAGTCAAGCAGATGAATCGTTATGCAGATGCCGAAATCGCTGCTGCAATCGTTAATAGCTTCTTCGCCGCCTTCATCAAGGTCGATGGACCGAAAAACGAAATCCCTTTTGGCAGCTCGATCGCGACAGAAGATCAAATTGAAATGTCGCCTGAGGATCGCTTGTCCAGTTACGAGATGGGACCGGGCACAATTAACATCCTTGGAGCAGGCGAGGATGTTACGTTCGGTGATCCGAAGCACCCGACAGCCGGGTTTGAACCCTTTACAATGACCATGGCTAAGCTTGCAGGTGCAGCGCTGGACATGCCTTATGAGGTGCTGTTGAGTGTCTTTAATTCCAGTTATTCCGCGAGCCGCGCTGCCCTGCTGCAAGCCTGGCGTGCCTTCCGCGACCGCAGAGACTGGTTTGCTACCGACTTTTGCCAACCCATTTATGAAACATGGCTATTTGAGGCGGTGGCGACCGGGAGGATCAAGGCACCAGGATTCTTCCGCGATGCGGCAACACGTAAGATGTGGAGCCAAGCGCTTTGGATTGGGCCGAGTCCGGGGCAGATCGATCCGATTAAAGAGGTTCAGGCTGCTGTACACCGTATCAATAACGGATTCTCCACCCATGAGAAGGAGACAAGTGAGTTAACCGGTATGGACTGGGATAGCAATGTTGATGTGCTGGAGCGGGAGTGGGAGCGCCGGCGCGACCTTCCGACAGCTCACACCGGAAAGAATCCCGAGGAAGGGGGTGAACAAGCTGAAAAGGATTGATATTAAGGGACCGATTATTCGCTCGAATTCCCAATGGATTTACGATTTATTCGAAATGGAAGCCACATCGCCTGCGAAAGTAGACGCGCTGCTGCAGGAAGCGGGCGGCGAGGATGTGGAAGTGTTGATCAATTCCGGCGGTGGTGACGTCTTCGCCGGATCGGAAATCTGTACGGCACTGAATAGTTACTCAGGCAAAGTGACGGTAAAGATCATCTTTGCCGGAAGTGCTGCGAGCGTCATTGGGACAGCGGGAAGTAAAGTAATGATTGCCCCTACTGGACAAATCATGATTCATTGTGCATCGATTTCCAGTTACGGTGATCGTAATGATCATCAGCAGACTGTTGAACTGTTGCAGAGCGTTGATAGGGCCATTGCCAATGCTTATATCCTCAAAACCGGACTGCCGCAAGCAGAAATATTGGGACTGATGGAAAAAGAAACATGGTTGGATGCCCAGACTGCACTGAAAAAGGGATTTGTCGATGAAATTATGTTTGACCATAACAACCAAATCGGCGTACTGGCCAGCACATCAGTAAGTAATGATGCGATACCGGATAAGGTCATCGAGCGAATCAGAAATGAATTTGCCAAATTAAAACAAAGTGAAGGAGAGAATGAAGAAATGAACGGACAACAAACTAATGCTGCGCCTGTAAACCAAGCAGTTGCACAACCCCCAGTTGCTGCCGCACCTGTCGTTCCTGCGCCGCAGGCTGCAGGAGCAACGCCAGACATCGCCGCCCAGGAGCGGGAAAGATTGAAGGGCATTGACGCCATCGCAGCCAATATTGATCCTTCATTGGTTAATGAAGCCAAATACGACAACCCAATCACTGCCGAGCAGCTCGCCTTCAAGGCGATGAAGGAAGGCAAACTGCTGAATGCGGGAATGTTCCATCAAGCGGTGGCAGCAAATCAAGCTGCAGGCACTGAACAAGTTCAGGCATTGTCTCAGCAGCAGCAAACCAATGATCCGGATGTTGATCTGAGTAATGTTGCTGGCGTCAATTCGGTGTTCCAAGCATTGGCGGCTCATGCACAAGCCAATCGACAACAAGGAAGGGGGTAACAGGTATGGGGACGATTTCAACACAATTCGCTTCTTCGGATGACCGTACGTTCTTTGGCGGCACCGAGGTTACGCCACTCACGACGTCGGTCAAACTGGCATCAGGTCAAGGCGTGCTCTATAAAGGGGCTCTGCTGGGTAAGGTGACGGAGAGCGGCGACTATAAATTAGTTGATGGTACTGCTGAGGATGGTAGCGAAGTCGCATTGTTCGTGCTGGCTACGCCGGAAGTAGATACGAGCACAACCGATCTGGTAGCGGTAGCCTACAAAACGGGTATTTTCAATCGTGACGCTCTTTATGTTGCCGAGGGCGATGCCGTAGACAAGCACGCCGACGAGTTGCGCGAAGTCAATATTCATTACAAGACGGATTACTAGGAGGATAACCATGAAACTTAAGCAAAGCGCGATCATGAATCGACTGAGAGGCGGGTTTTCATCCCCGCAAAACGCAGCAGGTCCAAATGTTAATATTAACGAACCACAAACGATGCTCAGGCCGCACAGTAAACGGATGCCAGTCACCACGTTCATGCGGGACACCTTTTTCCCAGGGTTTGATACTTTCCCGACGAAGCACGTGCTAATGGACTTTTACAAAAACAAACAGCGTGCAGCTCCATTTGTGGCAGAAGGCGCCAGATCAGTCAACGTGCGCAGGGATGGGTTTAAAACACAAATATATACTGCGCCCTTTATCGATATTAATAAGCCATATGATGTGGATTTGCTGCAAGGTAGGCTGCCTGGAGAAAACCCGTTTAATAGCGGGGTTACGCCAGAGGAACGGGCATTAGTCCACATGCAGAATGATTACAACGAACTGGATGACCAAATTACACGCCGTGAGGAAGTGATGGTGTCTGATCTCCTTCAATCGGGTACAGTAACTGTAACAGGGTACATCGATGATACGGCGACACAAGTACGTACAGACACCATCGATTATGGCTTCGACAATCTGATTGATCTGACTGGTAGCGGGAAATGGAACCAAGCCACATCGAAGAAGTATGATGACTTGGATGAAGCGGTATCACTCGTAAGAAAGGCTGGTTACAATCCAGAAATTGCGATTCTCGGGCAGGCTGCCACTCGCCAACTGCTGGCTGACGAGCGCTTTACAAAACAGTACATGGACTTGCGATTCGCCCAGTTCGGAGCAATCAATCCGCAGCTTAACCTGCAAAATGGCAATGGCTATGCCTATATTGGTCGCTTAACGGAACTCGGAATTGATCTTTATCAGTACATTGCATGGTATTGGGATGATACCGATGAAGAACTCAAACCATACATCTCCCCTGAGAAGGTCATTGTTGGTGCAAGGAATATTGGTGAAATGGTGTATGGAGCCATTACGCAAATTCCGGAAGGGTCGGATAATTTCGTAACGATCGAAGCGACTCGCGTACCGAAAGTAACTGTCAATCGTGAGAATGATACGAAAAAGCTGCTGCTGAAATCTCGTCCGCTGCCGAAGCCGTTCGATGTCGATTCCTGGGCGGTCATCAATACTTAAAATCCCAAACGCTTGGGAAAATGAAAGGAGAATGGAGAATGCAATATCAAGTGAATAAAGGGTTTGTAAAGCATCAGGGAGCCTTGTACGGTAGAGGCTCCCTTTTTGATGCCGATCCAGGGGATGTCTTTCACCTGCTGCAGTCGGGCAAGTTGACAGAAACGACGCCGCTGCAGCCTGGACATATCCCCCCACCAGAGGGCGGGGAAACGGTGGAACTTCCAACATTGGAGGAATTCAGCAAGTTAACCGCCGAGAAACAAAAAGAGCTGCTGTTCAAGGTGGATATCGATCCAGCCTCCAACGCAGATCAACGCCTGCAGCAATATACGGATCTCTACGAGGAGGCCGATGAGCATGACGACATTTAAACAACAGGTTGAGCAGGACAACCTCGCTGTTTTCATCAATTTTGATGAATTTGGCGAGGAAAAAAGCATCCGCGGCCGGAAAGTACTTGTCGTCATTGATAATGATCTGATTAACGAGCGCCAGCGCTTGTCTACTTCAGGCACGACAAATACCAACCCCGAAGGCGTCTATCTTTCCACGGTGACATTCTTTGTCCGTCAGCGCGATCTGGGATATGTGCCCGTGGAAGGAGAACAAATGCTGTTTGGAGATCTTGGAGAGCGTGGATATCCTTATATCGTCGACAAGGTAGCCGTAAACATGGGTGTCATCGAAGTCACAATTGAAGGAAACCAATCATGAAGCTTTCTGTGGATGCCAAACAAATCAAGCAGGCGACGATTGGCATACAATTTGTGCAAAAAAATATTCCGAAGGCTTTTTCCTCTGCCCTGAATCGTGTGGGGCAGGGGATCAAAACGGAAGCGTCTCGAACGATCCGCAAGACGTATGACATTAAGCATAAAGACATTAGCAAGTATGGCAACATTAAGGTGAAAAAAGCCAACGCAGCCAAGATGGAATTGCTAATGACGTCCAAGGGAACAAACATCCCACTAATTCGGTTTAAAACGAGTCCGACCAAGCAGCCCGCTAGACCGCCGAGGGTGTTGAAAGCATCCGTTAAGCGTAGCGGTGGTAAGCCGATTCCAGGCGCGTTCATCGCTTCGATGGGTAGCGGTCATATCGGCGTATTTAAGCGAGCGGGGCGATCGCGGATGCCAATACAGGAGCTTTATGGACCTGCTGTCCCAATCATGATGGGCGAGCCGGGTGTTGCGGAGCACATCAATAACGAAGCGAATAAACGGATGCGAAAGCGGCTTGATCACGAGGTCGGCCGCGTCCTGGGGAGGTTGAAAACGATATGACGGCGTTTTTGCTGCTCAAAAGCTTGACTGCCTTCTTGCGGCAAGCGGTGGATGAATACACCGCCGCACAAGGACAAGGAGGCGAATTTCGAAAGCCGGAAGTGTTTGAGTGGAACCTGCCATTCAAAAATGCGAGACAGGCGGAGAAGATCGACTTTCCTTACATCGTTGCCCGTATTATAAACGGCGAAGATCAGCAACAGAAACCGGATTCCCTGCTGTTTTCTAGTGTGAAAATCGATCTTTACTTTGGGATCTATCAAGACAGTGTAAATGATCAGGACCCAGAAGCCTTTGTCCATCCGGACGGGGCATATGATTTGCTTAATCTGATGGAGTATGTGCGTCAGGCGCTTTTCGAGGAAGTGATCATTGATAACAAGTTTACGGTTGAGTACCCCTATTCCTGGGAAATACCCGATGAGCAGCCCTATCCGTTATGGGTAGGATTGGCTCACACCACTTGGAGCGTGCAGACGGTCACGCGGCAAAACTATGAAGGAGTTGATTTACATGGCTGGTAAGGAATCAGCTGCCAATGAGCAGCCAATTAAGACGAAGAAAGAGCCTAAAGTGAGTAAAGAACAATTGATCTATGTCGGCCCCAATCTTCGCGGTGGCCGACTTTTGCGTTTTACCGTTTTTCGGGAAGGAGTGCCTGATTACCTGTCAGAGTTGGTGAAGCAGCCAGAAGTCAGCCGCCTGCTTGTTCCCGTTTCTGCCTTGTCTGAAACACTTCAACGAGTGGACACGGCGGGAACGTTGGAACATAAAGCCTTTGAAGCATTGAAACACAGAAAGGATGAAGCGTAATGGTGTACAAGCATGGGGTTAGCACAAGAGAAGCGCCGCCACAAGTAAAGCCACCGGAGCTATCTGGCGCATTGCCCATTGTGTTCGGCACAGCGGCTGTCAATTTGTCCAAACGAGCGACTCCGCCGGTAAACGAGCCCATTATTTGTTTTTCCTTTGACGAGGCTGTGCAAGCTTTTGGTTATAGCGATGAATGGGATTTCACACTGAGCGAGTTTATATATTCGCAATTTGTGCTTTATGGGATGTCGCCGGTGGTGTTGGTTAACGTACTTGATCCGGAAATACACAAAAAGTCTGTATCCTCTGCAACGGTACAGGTCCTCAGCGGCTTGGGTACAGTGAAGGAACAGGGTGTTCTGAAGCCGTCCGTTGTGGTCAAATCGAGTGACGGGGCAACAACATATGATCTAGGTGCGGATTACGAATTGGATTTTGACGATAAAGGCCAACTTGTTATCCAGGTGATCACGGGCGGAGCGATCGGCACTGCACCCGCATTGTCGGCTTCCTATGACAAGCTTGATCCGTCGGCAGTCACGTCAGCAGACATTATTGGCGGCATTGGCAGTGCGGGGCAACCGACAGGATTAGAATTGCTCAATCAGATTTTCCCGCGTTTTCGACGCGTGCCGGGCATGGTACTGGCACCAGGCTATTCCAAGGACCCTATTGTCGCAACTTTGATGACGGCCAAAGCATGGAGCATTAACAGTTTGTTTAAAGCCGTTTCGCTAACCGATATTCCAAGCGACACTGTGAATCGTTACACCGATGCGCCTATCTGGAAGGCAGCAAACAACTATACCGCCCCAAGTCAATTTGTTTGCTACCCTAAGGTGGAGCATCAGGGGAGACAATATCACCTGTCGACACAGTTGGCCGGGGCAATCGCTGCGACGGATGCTTTAAACGACAATATCCCGTATGTGTCGCCAAGCAATCAACCTTTGCAGGCGTCTGGAGCGGTACTGGAAGACGGAACGCCCATGTTTTTAGGTCCGGATCAGGCGGCCTACCTTAACGGGGAGGGAATTGTTACTGCCCTTAATTTTATTGGCGGATGGCGAGTATGGGGGAATCGTACGGGGGCTTATCCGACAACGATTGGCCCAAAAGACAACTTCATTCCGGTTCGGCGCATGTTTAGTTGGATACAAAACATGATTATTCTCACTTATTGGGAGTATGTGGACCGGCCAGGCGACCGCCGTCTGACGGAGGCAGTGACGGATGCCCTTAATTTGTGGCTGAATGGTCTGGTCGCACAGGGTGCTCTGTTGGGCGGGCGTGTTGAGTTCCAAGCAACAGACAACCCCGTGGAGGATTTGGCGGATGGTATTGTACGTTTTCATGTCTACGCGACGCCGCCGTCTCCTGCGCGAGATTTGGAATTTATTGTGGAATACGATGCGCAATACGTGAGCGACACATTCGCATAAGGAGGACTAACCATTGAAGCAAATACCAGACAAACTAATTAACTATACCGCTTATCGTAACGGTTCCGAGTTTTTGGGAACCGTTGATGTCACGTTACCCAGCATTGAGGCGCTGACCGAAACAATGCGGGGCGCAGGAATTGCGGGGGAAATTGACAGCCCGACACTTGGTCATTATGCCAGTATGTCAGTTACGCTAAATTGGCGGACGATCACAGGCCAGACAATGAGTTTGCATGCGCCTGTTTCTCACACACTGGATTTCAGGGGAGCGCAGCAGGTTCACAACACAGGAACGGGAGAGATGAAGTCCCAGGGAATCAAGGTAACGGTTAAAGCCCTTCCCAAGTCGGGCGACATCGGCAAGCTTGATCCTGGAACGACAACCGATACGACGAACGAAATGGAAGTCACTTACATCAAAATCATGATCGATGGAAAAACGGTACTGGAGATCGACAAACTAAATTTCAAAGCTGTGTTCAACGGCAAGGATTACCTTGCCCAAGTTCGGCAGCAGTTAGGACTGTAGATCATGGAAAATTACACATTATTACGTCCCATTGATTTTGAAGGAGAGAGGGTTACAGAAATCTCTTATGACTTGGAATCCCTTAATGGCGGCGATATGCTTGCCATTGAGCGTCAATTTTTGAATACGTCTAATGGGAATCAATATATTATGGTCAAGGAAACTACGAAGGAGTTTCAGGTTTATGTACTGGCCAAAGCTGCGGGAAAGCCCGTTGAATTTTTCTTTGCGCTGAAAGCACAGGATTTTTCACAGCTTACCATGCGGGTGAACAATTTTTTTATCGAAGCGGAATTGGCAACCATGGCGCAGGCGGAACAGCAGAGCTGATTAAGCGCGCTGCCGCCGTGCTGTCCATTTTAACTCACACCCCAATTCCATATTGGCTCTCGCTCCCCTTGCGAGAGCTTTTTGTTTGGCAAAAAACAGTTATTGAATTGAAGGAAGGTGGCAAGGGTGGGTAAGGAATATGAGATAGCGTTTAAACTGGGCGCCAATCTGGAATCGACCTTTGCCAAGTCCTTCTCGACGGCTTCCCGCGAGTTTCGCACGCTGCAGGACAACCTGACGCGGCTTAATCGTGTAAGGTCACCGCCTGATGCAACGCGCCCATTGCGAGAAGACCTCAAGCGCACTCGGATTGAACTGAACAACACGCGAAATGCTTTCACAAAATTTACGACGATGGCTCAAAGTGCAGGGACCATGATCGGCGGCATCTTCGCCGCTCGCAGGGTGATCGGCTTTGGAAAAGACATTATGGATACGTTCGCGGGGTTTGAGCAGGGAATGGCGGATGTGAAGGCTGTATCAGGCGCATCAGGTGATGATTTTGAACGTTTGTCAGCCAAAGCCAAGGAAATGGGTAGCGAAACATCAAAGACGGCGACAGAAGCCGCGGAGGGGTTGAAATACTTATCCCTTGCTGGCTGGAATACCGAGCAGGTATTGGCCGGTATTGAGCCAGTCCTACGTCTATCTGAGGCGGGTACCATGAATTTGGGCCGCGCATCGGATCTGGCTACCGACTCTATGGCGGCCATGGGAATCGGCGTTGGTGATTTAATGCCGTATTTGGACAAGGTCGCGCAAACCGGACGAAAAGCCAACACGAGTGTTGAGCAACTGATGGATGCCTTTGTTATCGCTGGTGGCGTGTTCAAAACCAACAACGTGCCACTCGAAGAATCGGCCGCTTTACTTGGGATTCTGGCCAACCGTGGTTTCAAGGGTTCGGAAGCGGGTACAGCAATTAATGCCATTACATCCAACATTACAAGTGGTTTGGGTAATCCCGGAAAGGCAATGAGAAAGCTAAGCCTCTCTGCTTTTGATGCCAAAGGAAATTTTAAGGGACTTGAACAGGTATTCCGTGAGGTAAAGGCAAAGATTGACCCCATGACCGATGCCCAAAAAGCGCAGTACATTTCGATGATTGCGGGTAAGGAACATCTAAAGACCTTCACAGGCATCCTCGACGGTCTAGGCAATGAGTACGACAGCTTGAAGGGAAGTGTATCTTCTGCAGACGGAGCCTTGATGGATATGGCTAAGACGCAAATGGATACCTATTCCGGCGCAATGAACTTGCTCAAAGCCGCTGTCGATGGCGCTAAAATCACGATAGGCAGTAAGTTGGCCCCAACGATCCGTAAAGCAGCTACGCAACTGACCGCGCTTATTCCGAATCTCATGGCTCAAGCGGAAAAAGAATATGACGCCATGACGAAAAGCCCGGTTTGGCAAAATGCAGACTGGATCGGCAAAGTGAAAATTGCCTGGGATCGTCTGGTTTCCAAACCTTTCTCTGCTTGGTGGCAGGGCACAGGGAAGAAGGAATTCGAAAAGGTCGGCAAAGAGATCGCCAGGTCGGGTAAAAAAATCCTGGGCGGTCTGCTTAAAGAGGCATTCTCCTTTAATGGAGCCTCATCTGTATTGTCAGCTGGTGTGCTGGCAATGCCAGCAATGAAAGCGGGTAAAGGAATTTTTGGAACCGTTAAGGTGATGAAAGAGCTGGCAAGTGTCGGCGGCGGTGCAGCAAAAGGGGTAAGTTTGTTAGGACCTGCGCTGGGCTTGCTTGCCAATCCGATCGGTTTGGCTGTTGCTGGTATTGGAGCGCTCGGCTTGGGATTTGTTGCCTATCGCAAGCATCAAGAGAAGGCCCGGAAAGAAATGATCAATATGGGAGGCGCGCTGCGGGAAGCGGCAGAGAGCTATCAGGAAGTGGCGGATAAATCCGCACTGACCAAAACCCTAACCGATGAATACCGTTCGCTTGACGATGCGGTTAAAAATAATGTCGGCACGGCCGAGGAACTAACTGCGGCGCAGGAGAGAATGGCCGAATTAACTCAGCAGTTACAAGACATGTTTCCGCAAACTTTGACTAACTACGACATCGAGCGAGGAAAGATGCTTGAAAAACTAGGAATCATCGACCAGATGAACGAAGCAGAGCTAGCGTTGGAAAAATTGCGTCTCGAAGGGGTTGTCGCTGAAAAACGAGCCCAACAGTCAAAGTTAGAAAAAGAAATTGGGAATATTGGGGATCAAATAGCGAAACAAGAAGAGCGAGTCAAAGCTTTTGCAGCAGAAAGAGACGCCATTGATGCGGCTATCCCTTTATTTCGGCGCTATGAGGCAGAGTTTCAAAAAATAAATCAAATGGAGTTCTCAGAAGAAAGAACAGCGAAGATGCAAGACTTGATCAAAAGAGCGAATGAACTTGGAAACACGGTTGGCTTGCATTTTGGAAATATTGGTCTTATTAGTGGAACTTCTGATGATTTGTTTAAAAAGGCGGAAGAGGTTAACAAGAAAATATTCAATGAAATTAGTAAACAATCTGAGAAAACGGCTGAACTGAATACAGCGAAATCCAGCTACGAAGAATTGTACAACGCCCAGAAAAACATCATAGAAATCGACCTCGGCGGCACACTTGAAGAGCAGGCGAAGAAGTTTAAAGATATGTCAACCGAAGAGCAGGCAAGATTCGACGCTGCTCTCGTTAGAATAAATGATATTAACAATCGGATGAGTGAGATGCCAACGGAGCATAAAATCAACGTAGATGTGGTCTTCAACGAATCACGCGGCACATCCAACATTCCAGCGGAAGCAAGGCAGCGATTGGGGATGGACTATAAGACGGGGCTTAAGCTGGATGAATATGCGGATGGTGGTTTAGCAAACCGTCCATCTATCTTTGCAGAGGAAGGGCCAGAGATGGCCATTCCGATTAACAACAAACCGCGATCGCATGCGCTGCTGGAAGAGACCAATAGAATAATGGGACATGACACCACGTCCGATCTTGCATCGCAAACCAATAAGCTGATTAAAAACCATGCAGTCAATAACAGTGAGACATCTATTGTATACTCCCCCCAAATTGTCGTTCAGGGTGGCGCTCCGGGGGATGTGCAAAAGCAGGTGGAGCAGGGATCGAAACAATCCTTTGATGATTTTTCTCGTTGGTACAAGCAGATGAGGCAACAGGAAAGGAGATTGAGTTTCCAATGACATACAAAACCATTCAAGGTGATCAATGGGACATTATTAGTTTCAAAGTGTATGGCACTGAGAATGGCATGTCCTTACTGATGCAGGCCAATCCTTCCTTTATCGAGACGACGGTGTTTCCTTCAGGTGTTTTGCTGCAAGTGCCTATCATACAACCGGCAGCGCCTGAAAGTATTCCACCGTGGCGACGGGAGGAATAGGATGAATCCGCGCCGCGCAGAGGTAGAAATTGAGTATCAAGGGTTAAATATTACAAGCACCATATCACAATTTATGACCTCTTTCTCGTACACCGATAACGGTACCGGACAGGCGGACGACCTGCAGTTAACGCTGGAGGATCGGGAAGGGAACTGGCGCAAACCTTGGTTGCCGAAAGATGGGGATCGAATTAAAGCAAAGATCAACTTGCCTAGTTGGGAGAATTCAGGAAAAACATTATACCTGAATTGCGGTGTATTCGCGGTTGATTCGGTCAATTTTAGTGGTCCGCCCGAAACAGTAGCCATCAAGGCAGCTAGCTTGCCTGCTAACTCCAAGCTTAAAAATGAGCGGTCAACAAAAGCTTGGGAAAAAGTATCCCTTTCCCAAATTGCCCGTAAAATAGCAGCAGCTGCTGGGATGAAAGTTATGATGGAAACCCAGGATGTAAAGTTTGATCGGTTGGATCAAACGGAACAGACGGGAATAGGTTTTTTAGAAGAAGTAGCATCGAAAGAGGGCGTAAGTGTCAAGGTAACGAATGACACAATCGTCCTTTTTGATGATCGAAAATATGAATCCATGCCTCCCGTGCGAAGCATCAAACGTGGTGAGTCGAATTTGAAATCACACAACTTTGATCTTTCCACGACAGATGCAGCCTATGCTGCCTGTACGATTACTTACCTGATGACTAAGAAAAAAAAGAAGACAACCATCACAGGGACGTACCGCATTCCCGGCAAGACAGGGCCTACACTGAAACTTAATGAGCGTGTGGCTAGTGCAGCTGAAGCGACGAAAAAAGCGCAGAAAGCACTCCGGAATAAAAACAAGGAGGCTGAGAAAGCCTCCTTGACACTTATGGGTGATCCTTCGTTAATGCAAGGTGTTACGATTACGGTGGCTGGATTTGGCGCATTCGACGGTAAGTACATTATTGATTCGGCTAATCATATGATTGGCAATGGATATGAAACAAGAATTGAAATTAGAAAGGTGCTGGGGTACTGATGCAAAACATACGACTAGGCATTGTGTCGGCCGTGGATGCCAGCCAGCAGGCCATAAGGGCAACATTTCCGGATAAGGATGATCAGGTTTCGGATTGGCTAGAACCCGTGATTCCTCCCATAGCTAACGCGGTCATTCAACTTCCTGTGATAGGTGAACCGGTTCTTTGTCTATTTCTTGGCAATGGCATCGAGACAGGATTTTTTATTGGAACGGTAGGGGAATTATGATCGGGACTTTCGGGCCGCTCGTCTTTGTTGCCAGCGAGAAGAAGATCCGGACGTTTGATAATTTCCAGCGAAGCAGCTCTGCAAGATGGGCGGTTCATGATATTCATTTGGCTCAGCCAAAGCCGGAATATTTGGGGCCGGGGCAGGATCAAATAACATTCTCTATTCGGTTCGATGTCCGGTACGGAATGAAGCCGAGGAATGAATTGTCCCGTCTAACTAAGTATTGCAATGAAGGAAGAATCGAAAGGTTGATCATCGGCGGTGTGCCGATCGGGGCGAAATCATGGTACATATCTGCGATCAGTCAGCAATGGACCTCCCTTGATAACAGAGGGAAGCTGCTTGTGGGCGGTGCAGATATTACACTCCAGGAATATGTGTAGGTGATGAGATGGATTATACCGTTTCTTCAAAGCCGCAGCCGATAAATTTTTCTGCTAGTGGCATAGATGAGCTTTTACAAAACGTCCGCACCATTATAACAACGGTGTCGGGAACGGTGCCGCTGCATCGGTCATTTGGCATTAGCGTGGCATCGCTTGATAAGCCGCTGGAAGTCTCACAAGCGATCATGACGTCCGATATCGTTACCGCGATTACTGATTTTGAGCCTCGTGTCGAAGTTGTGTCCGTCACATTTGATACCGACGAGAGCGACGGGAAATTAATGACGGTTGTGGCCATACGTTTGAAAGAAGGGATAGAGCTATGAGTGTTTTCGATCTGCCGGACATTCAGTTTGTGGATGTCGATCCAGAAAAGATAAAAACGGAAATCATCACGGTCTATGAGGCCGTATCTGGTCGCAAGCTGTTTCCCGGCGATCCGGTACGGCTTTTTTTAATGACGATTGCTGATTTGATTATTCAACAGCGCGTGCTGATCGACCATTCAGCAAAGCGGAATTTATTGCGCTATGCAGCCGAAGACTATTTGGATCACTTAGGTGCATTTGTGGAGACGACGCGCCTGGCCGCTACAGCGGCGGTCACTACGCAACGATTTAGACTATCTGCAGTATTGCCTTCTGCTGCGCCGATCCCAGCGGGCACCCGCGTTTCAGCCGGTAATGAAGTTTTCTTTGCCACAGCTGCATATGCCGAAATTCCGCCGGGAGCTTTGACGTCCGATATCCCTGTTACTTGTATGGAGCCGGGCACCATTGGCAATGGATACATGCCCGGTCAGCTAAGTACATTGGTCGATCCGCTGCCGTACATTGCTGCTGTGGAGAATCTAACCCAAACTTCCGGTGGAACGAATATGGAAGCAGACGACCCGTATCGGGAGCGTATCCACACGTCGCCTGAGCGATTCAGCGTTGCTGGACCGGCCGGGGCCTATGAGTATTGGGCGCGCACGGCGCATCCTGGAATCATGGATGTGCGGGTTTACTCACCAGCACCGGCGGAAGTAGCGGTGCTGGTGTTAATGGGAGGCGGGGAGTTGCCGACACAGGATATCCTCGATGCAGTGAGCGGCGTGCTCAATGACCGTACCATTCGCCCGTTAACGGATCGGGTGACGGTAGCAGCCCCTACGGTTGTTCCGTATACCGTCAACCTGCAGTATTGGATTGACAGCGAAAACGCTTCTGAAGCGTCGACGATACAGTCATCCATCAATCAGGCAGTGCAAGCCTATGTGTCATGGCAAAAAGCACGGATCGGACGAAATATCATTCCTTCCGAATTAACGCGGCGGATTATGAATGCAGGAGCGCGCCGTGTAGAGATGACTACCCCATCATATACTGTGCTGGATGACACGCAAATTGCGATTGTGACCAACCCTGAAACAGACATTATTGTCACTTACGGGGGGATCGAGGATGATTGACATTCAAATGGTTCGATTGATCGATCTGGTGCCACCGAACTTGCGGAATGATCCCACAATTTCGGCGGCTGCCGAATCACTGGACCGACAACTAAAGGACGTCACAACGCTCATCCCACAATTAAGCATTGTCCATCATATTGATACCCTGCCGGAGCAATGGGTTGACGAACTAGCATGGCAATGGCATGTGGATTTCTACGATCCGGACTTATCGCTGGAGCAGCGGCGGGATCTGGTGAAAAACGCGTTGCCCTGGCATAAGCGTAAGGGCACGCCTTCAGCAGTGGCAGAGCTGATTGCTGCCGTGTTTGATACCGGTGAAGTCTTAGAATGGTTTGAGTATGGCGGCGAGCCGTATCATTTCAAGGTTGTGACCAGCGATCCTTCAGCAACAACAGAAAAGGCGAAGGAGTTCATTGCAGCAATCAACAGCGTCAAGAATGAACGGTCCTGGCTCGAAGCAATTGAAATTACGACAGAATCGACCATGGAATTGTATTTCGCGAACGTCCTGCACATCGGGGACCACATTACAATAGAACAGGTGGTGTAAGTTATGGCTGCATTCGGTGGGATGCAAATAACGAATAGGGGCAGAGTGCTTCAGGCCAAGGCGCAAACGGGCACACTCCTAAAGTTTACGCGCATCGGGATAGGAAGCGGCCAACTCGGCGGGCAAATCATTCCGGATTTGAATGGATTGATCACGCTGAGAATGTCACTTAATATTCGAAAGCTACAGGCGAGGCCGAACGGCCGGGCTATAATTGGCGGGTACTTCACAAATGCTGATGTGACGGAAGGGTTTTACTTCCGGGAAATCGGGGTATTTGCTGAAGATCCAGACGTCGGGGAAATTTTGTATTGCTATGCTAACGCTGGCGTAGCTGCAGAGTATATTCCTGCGCGTGGTGGGGCCGATATTGTCGAAAAATACATTGATTTAATCACGATTGTTCAAAATGCCCCCAACGTCAGCGCGGTCATTGATCAATCACTGGTTTGGGCAACAAAAGATGAAGTGGAAGAAGCTAAGGAGATTGCAAGTTCTGCTCAGTCTACAGCAAACGAAGCAAAAGGCGCTGCCGAAAATGCGCAGGACGACATTAATGCGCACAAGGATGCAACATCGGCACACGGTGCGACCGCTGTCGCCACACCAAACCGAATCATTCAGCGGGATGCAGCGGGACAGGCCAATGTTGGAGCACCAACACAGCCAACGCACATCGCGACAAAGCAATATGTTGATGGACAGATCGAAAAGCCGGCTGCTGCGGTGGATGATTTGTATAGGAAATTGCGAATGGGGGCGATGTAATTGGCAGTCACGATTAAACGGCTGGCGCAGGCGGCGCTATCAGCTACCGTCACTACAAGATATACAGCTCCTGCTGGAGCGACAGCGCAGGTCACGGAAATTTACCTTGCTAACACAGGGACGACAGAGCGCAAAGTCAGCATCTATCAGGGCGGTGCGGCCAACGGCAATATGATTATCAACGGGCTGGCTATAGAGCCGGGAGGATCAGTCATCATCCAGGATACTAAAATTGTCATAGCTGCATCCCAGGTCCTTGCGGCGAAGCAGGATGTCGGCACGGATATTACAATGACCGTTTACGGCGTGGAGGAGGTATAGCATGGGTATTGTTAAGATTCCGCAACAAAATGGCGGGGGCGGATGCTGCCCGGATTGGTTGGCCGAGCTTGAGGTTTTTAATGACGGCTCGGACGGGGCGTTTAATCCTACGGCCAACGTACAGTTGCCGAGTGGCATACATCGATTCAGTAGTATATACATTCCATCTGGGGTGACCGTCACACCTAGTGATTCCTGGATCATCATTCTAGTTAGTGGCGATGCAAGAGTAGATGGACTACTCTCTGTGAGTGGAAAAGGTGGATCGGCCAGTGGCAGAGGGGGTGGAGCAGGTGCTGGTGGAGGCGGAGGAGGCAAAGGTGAAGGGGTTCCTGGGTCGATTGGGGGAACTCCGATGAATTGGTATGGCGGTGTTGGCGGTGGTGGCGGAGGCGCCGGTGGAAATGGTGGAAATGGTGGTGGTGAGGGTAGCAATATTGGTGGTGAAGGTGGTGGTGGAGGCGTAGCAGGAGAAGGCTCGGCAGGAGGAAATGGAGGAGGCATACGTTTTGGAATTGTAACCCTGCCAACACCAGGGTTCTCCACCAATATAACATTAATAAAGTCATCAAAATCCCTTGAAATTGTTGGTCTTTATAAGGGTGCTGGTGGTGGTAATGGCGGTAGAGGAGCGAATCAAAATGAGTGGTCGCCTCATTTGGATGGTGGATTAGGCGGAGGAGGCGGTTTTGGCGGGGGGAGTGTATTTTTGATTGCTGACAACATAACAGGAACTGGTTCAATTGCCGCTAAAGGTCTCAATGGCGGTGACGGCTTATTTCCAGAACCCTCTAACAAAACAAGACTTGGCGGAGGCGGAGGCGGAGGCGGAGGCGGTGGTCTGATTGTGACAGTCGCAAAGAAGATAGTTGAAACAGTAACTATATCTGCGACTGGTGGATTAGGAGGCCGCAGGTATAGTTCTGGAGCTTTACACGCTTCCCAAGATGGGACTAACGGCGGTGACGGTTTTGTGCTCAAATATGTGAGGGGGCGGTAAATTTTGGCTAAAATAATCGAAGAAGACGGCGTTCAATACATCATTGAAGAAGTCAACGGCGTCGAATACAAATACCCGTACACACCGCCGGAACCAAAGCCGGAACCATCACCGTCAGCCGAGGAACGAATTGCGCAGCTTGAAGCCGAACTTGCGGAGTCCAGGCGGGAGAATCTGACGGCCATGGAAGCAATCGCCGAACTATATGTCTTGTTTTTAGGAGCCGGATAGCATGATTTTTAATATGCTTCTGCGGCTCCTTTTATTATGGGGAGGAGGTGGATACACAATGGCACTCGTTACTGTATTTGCGACGCTGATCATTGCAGGAAGGCGTACGTTCGCGCAAGTTCCTGCTACGCTGCAGCAAGATGTGGAAGTTGAATTGGCAGCCCTCGGACTCAACAAAGATGGACGACCAGAGTAACCAACAGCAGCCCCGTGTGTCATGCGGGGCTTTTTATATGAGAGAAAGGGGGTGTTGGCTTGGAAATAGCAACAATTATCGCAATATTGTCGGCACTCAGTGGAGCGGCGCTTGGCTGGATTGGAAGAAATCGAACCGCAAAGCAGGATACGGCGTCAGAAGCGGCTCAGGATGCCACTATCCGGTCAGACATGCAATATCTAATCAGGGGTGTAGACGATATACGCTTTGAGCAACGCTCCCAGAGCCAACGTATTGACGGGGTATCTGAGAGGGTTACACGTATCGAGGAGAGCGCCAAGTCAGCACATCGGCGCTTAGATCGTATTGAAGGAAAACAATAAAGGGAGATGATAGAAATGGAATGGAATATTGTATTGGAAATGATTGCACCTGAGTTATTGGGAGTTTTGGTAGCATGCTGGATTGTTGGTTTCACCCTTAAGAAAACACCAAGAGTGCCTAACTGGAGCATTGTGTATATCGTAACTGCACTTGCTATTGTGGCTGCAGGCTTTGTCCTCGGCTGGTCTGTCCTGTCGGTCATTCAGGGAATTCTGGTTGGGGCGTTTGCGGTCTTTGGTCACCAATTTGTAAAGCAAGTCAAGGTAGCGGCCAATGATTCAAACTAAAACGATTAAAGGCCACCAGATCCGATACGTTGTTTCAAGACCTCTTTTTGACAAGATCGCGGCGGCATACCGGGAGGGAGCGACCGTCAAGCAGCTAGGGCAGGAGTCCAAGGCTGACGTTGCCTGCAATTTCAATTTTGCCGACACAAGCCGCGGCACTCCGATTGGACGAGTCATTTCTAACGGCAAGACTGTAGTTCAGGATACACCAAAGACTGCGCCGCGGGACGAGTTGTACATGTTACCAAACAAAACGCTGCACATAGGTAAAGCGCCAGCCGGTGCTATTTGGTCGGTACAGGGATCGCCAGTGCTTCTGCGGGCCAGTCGCAAGGTAATTGCCGAGACAGCCAAACGTGACCAGACTGGCGCCGATATCCTTAATGGCTCCAGCAGGCGCACGGCGGCGGGAATTACCAGAGAAGGTTATTTGGTACTGGCCACATCTTCCGGCGCTCTGACACTCGACCAGATGGCAGACGTAATGCTGGGGCTGGGATGTGTGCATGCCCTCAATGGTGACGGCGGGGGCAGCACCTACCTATGGCCGCAAGATGATGGATGGGGCCGGTTGATGGGATCGGCAATTACAATAAAAAGGGGAGTGGACAGATTGAGCAAAAAGATTGTCATTGACGGAGGACATGGCGGCAAGGATCCCGGGGCGGTCGGAAACGACTTGCAGGAGAAGGATTTGTCTCTCAAGCTGGCGCTGCGAATTGGTAAGCTGCTGAATGATTGGGGCGCTGAGGTGAGTTATACCCGACAAACTGATGTGTTTTTGGAACTTTCAGATCGGGCAGCAATCGCTAATAAAGCAGGGGCAGATTTCTTCCTTTCCACCCACATCAACGCTGGCGCGACCGATAAAGGCGGCTTCGAAACCTTCCGTCATACCAGTTCTTCTGCTGCCAGTAAGACGTATCAGGAGACGATACACCGTCATGTGGCCGCGCTGTACAAGGCCAAAGGCAGACCAGACAGAGGAGTCAAGACGGCCAATCTTGCGGTTCTTAGGGAAACCAAGATGCCTGCCGTGCTGATGGAATACGGTTTTATCTCTCATGCGGAGGATGTGGCACTGCTCAAGGACGCCATATGGCTGGAGCAACTGGCACAGGCTACCGCGTCGGGGATCGCTGAGGCTCTTGGAATAGAAAGAAGTGAGGAGGAACCACAAGTGCCAAAGAAAACAGAATTTAAAGATGTGTCGGCAGGTCATTGGGCAGAGGCGTCGATTGCGAAGGCTGCGGCGTCCGGCGTGTTGGCTGGCGTGTCGCCTGGGGTATTTGGGCTGGGTCAGCCTGTGACGCGGGAGCAACTTGCAGTCATCTTGGATCGGGTAGGGTTGTTGAAATAAAAAAATATCCCCACTGGCCTCGTGGCTGGTGGGGGTGCTTTTGCTTTTATTCAGGAATTAAAATTTGAGAATCGCCCAACTCTGCGAGCAAATGTTTCATTCCTTCATTATCATTCTCCGAAAACTGCATAAACTGATTTATAATATGCAGTTGATTAGCTTGATCCTCATATATCTGAAGTGCATAATCCTTTGCAATCACTTTCCAAACGTTATCTTCTGAGAAAACAAATTCATTACCGCGCTTATTTGCGATAACAAATAAAACATTATAAAGCTGATTGTTAGGCAAATGAGTTGTACAGGATAAAGCGTGTAGTTTATTCTCAAATTCTTGTTCTTTGATCAATTGGTTTCCTCCCCGATTTATAGGCTGAAATATATACTCTAGTTATCTTCCAACTCTATCAACCAGACTCCATATTCATTTCTAGCCTTCAAGCGACCGTCTTCGCACATCCGCTGAACCGTTCTTATATGGATCCCCATGCGTTCCGAGTACCCCTTTACCGTTGTCACCCGATCCAGCGGGGTTACTTTCCCAGCAGAGTATAGTCCCATACTCTAGATTTCTTGTATTCCTTAATCACAGCATCGATTCGACTTAATACATGCACCTTCAATGCTTCATCACCAAATTTTTCGAACTCGGAATCAACGATCTTAAGCTTTTCCTCGTAATCTTCTGCCAATTTCCCTCCATCCATAAGCATTTTTAGCAACTTCATCGATAGTTCCCATGCGTAAGCGTTGTTTACTCCGCTATCATTACTCACTTCAACAGGCTCGATTCTTCTCAACGGGTGACTCTGCTGCCAAAAAGTCATCACGTAAGGGCGGTCGTCACCTACTCTGTACCCCCCGAGAAACAGCGAACATATACGGCCTGTTTCGTCGTAAATGTCTCTACCTACTGATGTAAATCCTTCTGGCAATTGGTATCTAACTTTTCGGATTGTAATTTCATTCATCTCTTTAACCCTCCCGTTATTGTCGTATGTACGACTTATTAACTTGAATATACAGCATTGTCGTATGTACGTCAATAAATAGAATTTGATTTCATGGTTGATGGGGGATTTTTCTTGTTGTTTACCAAACATATATTCGTATATAATAGGAACAAATGTTCTTGGAGGCGATGAGCATGAGAAAGTACATCGGCCAGACTGTTACTATTATATATGTAGATAAAGCTAACCAGATCACGCAGCGCCGTGTGCGGGTGATTGAGTTGCAAGGGGATCGTGTCAAAGTTTATTGCCATACTGCCAAGGCGCCGCGGCTGCTATTGGCATCGAACATCCTTGCGATGGAGCCAGCCCGGCATGCTATCTGATCTGGAGCGGAAGCTGCTGCGCGTCGTATTTAATTTAAACCGGAACGAATGGGTACGGCTGGATATACCAAGGATCGCACATCTGTCTGTCCGGTCGCAGCAACAGGTAAGGGCTGCGCTCAATAGTTTATGGCGGCAGGGGTATTTGGAGCATAATGATGGTAAGAGCCGAGTCGTTTACTCCAGGGAGAAAAACTGGTAATATAAAATGAGCCGCATGAGGAAAGCATCCCTGCGGCTCTTTGAATTTATTTATGTATGGTTTCTTCGTCTAATTATGGCATATACAGCAAACAGCAAAAGCATAGATCCATAAGCAATGATCGCACCGAGCTGATAAGATAGCGCATGAATAAACATTAAACATACAAGCGCGGGAGGCCACATAGTTTTTAACCACTGTTTCATTTTATTCAACTCCTTCCACATCGGCCAAGCAAAACCACTCACCATCCACCATGAATCGGCGTTTATACGGATCGAGTCGATCAACAATTCCAATTACCACTAAATGCTCCCTCTCGTCAAACAGCTTAATTGTAACTGGTTGGCCAAGCTCCTTGGATTCAGCCAATACTCGGCCAAACTGTTCAAGTTCCTGGTCATCGTATTCAATTCTTTGACGGCGCTTTTGCTCCTGACTTAGCTGTTTAGCAGCTCTTCTGTGCTCAGGCAGTAAAATGCGGCTACTTTCCCAAAATCCGTTTCCTTCTAACTTCTTCCTTTCCACAGGGAACATCCCTTCGTATGTTTTTGAGATTATTATATACGAACGAATGTTTGTGAACAACATGTATTTTTAGGTTTCGAGTATGAAAATCCCAAACGTTTGGGATTTTGTTTTGTTGGCTATTGTTAGTTTTTGTCGAAAATCCCTGTACCTCTTGTCTTAAAGATGTTAATATTTAAGGTAAAATTTGGAGGTGTATAAATGAAATTAAAGGGGATCTTGGCTGCGGCGCTATTCATTGTACTGCTTGGTTGCGGTAGCGCTTCAAGTTTCAAGCCAGACACATTTTCAGACAAAGATATGTGTATTGTGAAAGTTGATGACGAGAAAGTGAAGGTTTGCTACGGGATGAGTAGAACTGATGTAGAAAAAATCCTGGGCAAGGGCAAGGAGGGAGAAAATCTGAGGATATATACTGAGTACGATTTTGGCGTTAATCTTATGTATCGAGATGACATAGCAAGAGGTTTAATGTTGCAGGAAGGATCGGAATCAGTTTATACAACAGCCCGAGGAGTAAAAGTTGGCCAAACGAAAGAGGATGTTAAATCATTGCATGGAAGTAAGTACGCAATTGATATCGCTGAAAACAGTATGGAATATTACTATGACAATAAAGACAACAAATTTTTAGGTGCTGTCTCGTTGGAAGATCATACTCCTGAATCATTAGAGAAAACTTCTATGTTGTCTGTTGGGGTCCAGGGTGGCAAGATCACGAGGCTCTGGCTCGCTGATCGTAAAATGCTAGTCCTACTTCATTAA